GTTGGGTGCCAGGAATTCTCCCACGAATGGGATAGGGACATTGCCAATACCCTTAGGCAAGTACATGGACCCTTTATTATAACCATGTACAAGGTAAGGCACAAAATCTATAAGCAAGAGGTTTTGTGCTCTTCTTATATTTTCTAGTACAGTAAGTATCTGAAACATAGTGTCCCAGATATCTGTAAAGGAGACCTCGGGAGGCGCTCAATGAACGATTGTTAGGTTTAAGCATTTGCCATGGGTTTAAATGATTCCGCAAACCCATAGCTTCAGCTCTCATATCAACGTACACAGACGCAGGGTTACTCAACAGGTCTAAACCTGTATAAATCGTTATACGCACTAACTCACTCGCCACATCTTCATGCATACCCCAATCTCTAATATAAATATATTTTAAAAATTTTTGACATAAGATTGAGGCTTCACAATCAAAAGGACACATTATCAGGTATGCTCTAACCCTGTTCAACCTGTCTTCTGCACTCCTTATTTTTCTCCTCGGACAATATAACATCTCAAGATAATCATCAACGTGACGGATTGGAAAACCTAACACATAATAATTACCGAGAAAATTTATAGCTTGATCAATATGGGGAGTAAAGAGTGACTTGCTCATCATAATAGAAGAAGGTTTAATGGTACAGCCGTAAATTGAAGATAACCTATTGAGAAATTTGTTGACACTAGCACGTGTAGAAAAGAACCCCCCTTTTGTCCCTACAACTATATCATCACCTTGTATAGATAATTTATAAGATACACATCTATAATCCTTGCATTTTCTGAATATAGACGTAACCATTATCCAATTAGATAAAGAATTAATTATAGAGGTCCAAGGGGAGCCAGAAGGTGTACCACGAGTTTTAACAAAAACCCGCCTACCAGGAGCTAAAATGGTTGAATCTAAATAACCAGACACTATGAATACCATTATTTTCATAAGGGTAGAATGATTATAAGCTTCAGAGAACATAATAGCAACAATAGTAAACGCTCCTTGTAAAACAACTCTTGGTATACGACTATCAAAAGATGAATAATCAAAAACAAAGAAATTGTCATAATCTTGAAAATAGTCAGTATACTTATAGTAACCTCCTTTAACTACAGAAGTACCAATGAATATAGGTTGTTTATAATTATTAGTAAAATGGGCTTGTACGACTTTAGCGAATGGAGCATTGAAAGCAGTATGAACATTATCAGGCATGAGAATACACCGTGATTTAAGCTGATTAGGGTCCGTGCACATATCAAAATCATTAGCCTTCTCCCGGCCCCCAACAGACCATATAGAGGTGTCATAGAGAAAATTACTCCGTCTTAACTTCTTTAAAATAGAATATATGAGAGAGGCTTGCCTAACGGCAAAACCCCAAGACATAATACGTTTATGACCAGATAAAGATGAAGTTATAGCTCCAGCAAAAGCTTTGGAGTTGATCCCTTGAACATATATGGCAAGCTGAGAAATGGAAGATAACTTAGGAAGTTGAAATATACTAAGATCACTAATAGCAGAAGCCACAAAAGACTTTACATTATCATCAACGGTGATCGACTCACCATATCGAAAAAAGTGATGTCTAGTGTACTTCCATGCCCCATTAGTGCGAATTATATTTGGAATTTTATAACTACCGTCAGATTTTAAAAAGTCTACAAAAACATCATCTTTAGGAAGACCCGCAGGAGAAGGAGAACCAGCAGAAACATTTGATCTTCCAACATAAAAGAGACCCACAGCACATGTTGACATATCGATATTAT